CCTTTAGAAAAGAAGTCAGAATGACTGTCAGAAACAGCGATATCAATACCTTGTTTCATAACGATGTGAGCAGCTTCTCCGCCACCAAATCTACCGACTAATACGGTTCCTTCAGAGATTGCAGTTGTCGGAACAACTTTTAATCCCCAAAGTGGTGCTTGTGCAGCACCGTTGAATCCACCAGCAGCCACGAACAATGGGTTCTTTGAACCACTTGTTGTAATGTCTGTAACTGATGTTACAACTTGTAACCAGTCGTTAGGATGCATAACTATTGCATCTGGTTCTACGAAAGCATTTGTTCTGATATCAGTTATTGCTTCATAGATTGCGCCCATTCTGTTTAAGTCTCCAGAATATGAAGAATAGTCAACAGCATTAACGCCTGTTTTACCAGCATCTAAGATACCTTCTAAGTTTGGAGCAGTACCATCACCAGATAGTAACTGTCCATCTAATCTCAATCTCATCATTGTTGATAGTCTTGAGTTTACGTATCCTTGAATACCACTCACGTCAGCAAGAAGTTCTTCTGTCACTGGCAAGAAAACAGCAATCTTTCTGATTGCAGCAGTTTGCTCTGTGAAATCTAGAGCAGCTTCAGCAGCGGCTCCTTCTTCTGCAGCTTCAGCAGCAGCTGGAGTGAATGTGGTTTCCTCTAGGTACTGAAATGCATTTTGGTCTGTTTCGATTTGGTCGAAAAGTCCAATAACAGCATTTGGGTCCCTTAAGGAAGTTTCTAACACACCAGGTTGTCTTAAGACCTCTGGTGGATAGTTGTTGGTTGTACCTGCACCAAGTAGTGTTTTATAGCTCATTGGGTTGAAAGCGACTGTTGAGTCGATTCCGCCTACACCTTTTTCGATGTAGTTTTTATATGCATCTGATTTAACAAATGTTTCACCAATTGTGCTAACACCTTCTTGTGGTGCATCGTAGCCACCGCTAACTGGCTCTGAATCTACATTCATAGCTTTTTCGTTAGAAGATTTTGCGGAAAGAAGATTAACTTCTTCTACAAGTCCTGCAAGTTCATCATTACGAGTTTGGATTTCTCCTTTTTGCTCTGATGTGTACTTGCCGCCTTCTTTAGCATCGAAAAGCTCTTTTAATTCAGCTCTTTTAGCAGCGACTTTTTCTCTGAGTTCTTTAATATCGTTCACGAGAATAGTCTCCTTAATTTTTTGCTTATACTATTCGTCGATTTCCGCAATTGAAGCTTCAGCAAGTGTTTGCTGAATTTCTTCAAATAAATCAGAATCAATATCTTCTAGCGCATCTGCGGATTCTTCAATAACCTCAGCCTCAGCTTCAGCTATTTCAGATTCATCGGAATTCTCGTCTTCTGCGATTTCCTCTTCAGTTTCATCTTCGACAACGACCTCTTCAACAGTAGCTACTTCTACTTGTTCCTCAGTAGATGATTCTTCAACTTCTGAAACAATCTCCTCGGTTTCAATAGCTTCAGCTTCTGGTGCTGGGTCTTCTGTCTTTTCTTCTTCTGAATCGGCTGGTACTTCAGCGACGTCCTCTATGAGTTGGTCGATTTCAGCCCAAGCATCGTTCAAGTCTTCACGAACGGCCCGTAGTGCGGAAGTTGCATTATCTGACAACTTTCTGCCCTCTCCCTTACGCAACTCGCTAATGCTAGTTGCTCTTACAATGAGGCTCTCTAATGCAGCAAGCACATCCTTCACCTCGTCTGAAAATCTAACACCTGTCATGCCAGTGTCAGCATCAGAAACTTCATCAATTGATTTAACATCAACTGAAGTTAAGCTTTTTTCTTTTTCTTTGGCGCATTTGCCATCTTCCTCATAAGTACATTTACCGTACTTTAGCTCTTCTTGTTCATCAAGAGCTTTTTGCTGTGAGGCAAGATAGGATTCGTGAGTAGAACATGGCATGTAATAAGTTTTTCCATCCATTTCCATTGTGTGTGTTCCATCACAACCCATTTCTTTAGCTCTTTTAAGAGCTTCTTCTTCTGTTTCGAAAACATCTTTTGGAAGAGCTTTTGAAGCGTCTTCATAAACTGCTTCTTCGCCAGACTTTATAGCAAGAGTATAAGTTTCACGATTAGCGCCAACTAGTACTGGGGATACTTCGTACACAGTTGCACTCTTGATATAACGTGCGTCAATTTCATCTTCCATATCTTCTGATTGAAAACCTTTTACTTCTGAATCATCAATTCTGAATCCGAATGACCACTCTTGTAAGTCTCCCATTCCTTTGGCCAGTGCATAGGCCTCCTTACCAGCCTCGGTATCCATAAAAAAGCTACCTTTAAATACTGCTTTGTTTTCATCTTGAGAGATGACTCCTTTTCCAATTGGCTGGTCCCACTTATGAGCGAAGACCATCGGCACTTGATTATCTTTAAATCCAGACTTTATTGAGCCTGGTACCATGACGTCACCATCTGTATCCATATTGTTAAATACAGAAAAGACAGCTTCGACAGAACCTTTTTCGTCATCTACTGTTTTAAATTCAAAATTCTTTGATTCTTTATTCAATTTTATCCCCTAAATTTCTTTCTCTAAATTATATTTTAACACTTATTTTTTGCCTGTTTTTTCTTCAAGCATAAACTGGGCTTTTTTCTTACGAGCATCAACTTTTTTCTTTTGTTCGTTGATAAGACTCTTCATTTGAGATACGCCACCGTTGGTAACTCCGCCCCATTTCAAGACAGCAATAGCGCCATTAAGACGATTATTGTTTTGATGTCTATTCATAAAACGTTCTCTTCTCTTAACCCAAGAAAGAACAGCTCCACTTCTGTTTCCTGCTCTATACTTGGTCCAGTTCCTAAAAGCATCATTACCAGTAAATGAAGTAGGTGGGTTTCCTCCGTTACCTGCTCTTCTCCAAATACTTGGATAATTTTCTTTTAAGTTTTTAGCGTATGCATAATCTGGGAATTGTTTAAATTTAGAGTTACTCATAGATATTTTTTGATTGTCTCCAGATGAAGGAAAGTTAGTGACATCATCTTTTGCTTTTTCGGTTTTACGCCAATCTTTAATTTTCTTTAATTTAGAAATTGCCTGTTTTACACTTCTATCAGTTTTTTGATGTGAACCATCTTCCATAATTGCCCATACCATCATAGTTGCTTCTTTCTTGTCACTATTGACAGAAGTAACTACGCCGTGGACTGTTGAAGGTGGGTCGGGGTCTTTATTTATGGACCAGCTAACAGTGTCACCAGTTTTAACTGATGCAGCTTTAGCTGATTTCTTTGAACTTAATGGATGTCCACTAGGAAGTAAGTCTTGGTCAAAAGCTGTTCTTGGGAATCTACCTTTTAATCCTTTAAGGAATGCGTTAACTCTAGCTATTCCCCACTGGGTTGCTCCAGTGACATTACCTCGCACCGAAGCTGGGTTAGTTCTATAGGCACCAACACCTCGTCTGAATACAGCTGCCAACATTCCATAGCTTGCTCTATACTTTGGATTTTTTGCATTGTGGTCCTTTACTTTCTTTTGTAGTGTTTTTTTAACCTTAGCAGATATTGAAGCAGCCTTAAATTCTTTTTTCATATCATCTAGGTAAGCTTCTGCTTCTGCCTCTGTTTTAAAACATTTGATAGGTTTATTGTCTTCATGACTAAGAACACACCAAGCGCCGTTAGGCATTTCAGCAACATATTTTTCTTCATGTCGAGGTTCTTCTGTCATTTCAACTCTATCTTGTCTGACCGACTCAACTCCAAAATCTACTGAAGATAATGTATCTTTTTTAGAAATACCTTTATCAGCTTCTTGTGTTTCTTGAATCTGATATGGTTGATTGCCTTGCTCTATAGGAACAGCAACCATGTTAAGTGGTCTTAAATAAACATCATGAGTTTCATCACTTTCTAAATGAGCATCTTTTCTTGCTTCTGCGATTGTAACCCAACCACCTGCAACACCCATGTTTACTCTCTTGAATGTATCATTTTTATCAGATGCAAGAGCTCTTACTTCGTTTAAATCGTAAGCGCAATAGTTTGTTACATCACTAGTAAAATCTTCAAGAAGAAGTTGATGAGTTAATTCATTTGCTACGGTCTTCCATAATGGAATGAGCTTTTGCTCAGTAAAGAACTCTCTTAATTCTTTTGTATTGTTATAAGTTGCTGCGTCTAGACCCGCTCCGAGTCCTGCAAGAATTGCTGGGACTCCTAGAACAGCCGATACTCGCTCTTCTGGAAGTCTTCTTAATTCTTTAAGGTCCATTTGGTCTGGTGAAAATGAAACGGTTTTAACATCCATAGCTCCTGTAAGAACCATTGGTGCCCCTCTATTAGCTCCACCAAATTTAGATTTATACATTTTAGCTATACCTTCAGCTTCTTCTCTTGATGGTCCACCAGCAGTGTCATCTTTTGGACTTAAGATAACGCCAGGTACGGCCATATTGTGAAGTAAGGCAGTTGCGTACTGTCCTGCTGCTTCATCACCAATTAACTCACGAAGAACTGATTTGAGTGGGGCAAATCCTCTTCTGTGATTATTTGGGTCTATTCCTTGTCGTATGTGAACTAAATCTTCTTTTTTAATAACTACGAACTCACCCATTGTTTTAGATGTTCCGTAATACTCATAGTGTGTAATTAGAGTATCTTCGTTTCCTCTTGGTGTTACACGGTCTGGCATCATAGGTATAAGTTGTATAACTCTTCCAGATGAGTTTCTTACCTTTAAAAGATAAGCGTCACCGCTAGCATTTATAGCTGTAACAATGTAATGAGAAAGTAAAGAGCCAGAAGTAAAAGGATTAGGCCTTTGTAGTAATTGTTCTACTGGATGAGCTACAACTTCATTTGGTCCATCGCTTTCTTTTTTATAAACTTTAAGTTGAGGTTCTGCATAAGAGGTTGCTAAAACATTAAGACATGCAACAACAGCAGAGTTACCTGTGCCTTCTCCTATATCCTCAAGTAGTTTTTGAGGAATAGAACCAGATGTTGTATTGTATCCGAATACAGCAGAGTCGAGAGCAGAGTTAGTACTTTGATTGTACGCAAAACCTTTAACTTGTCTCTCTGGTGGAGCTTGTAGATAATCTACTGCTCTTCTATAAAAACTTTTCTCTTCAGCCATTAATAAGCTTCCCATTTCCTTTGTTGTCGTTCTTGTACTACTGCATAGGATAAACAGTCGACTATATCGTCATGAGCACCAACTGGGAACGTAAGTAATTCACGTTCTACGTCAGCTACCCAAGAGTACTCTTCATTCTTAGGAAGATAAACTAATCCTGCTTCCATCTTAGCAGATAAAGGAAGTGCTCTTTGGCGCTTGTCTCTGTCTGCTTTTAATTCTAAAACTGGTAAACCTTCTCTTCTAGCGAACTGAACTAAAGCTAATTGAAAACCAGCACGTTCAATTCCTACCCATTCTAAATTATGTTTTATAAGAGACCGTTTAATTTGTGGAATAATGTCTGGTGCTTCCATTCTTTCTATATGCATATCTAAGACAAAAAGTTTTTTACTAGGTTGATGTAAGCCAAAACTTCCAATAACTGTATAGTCGGCAGATTCTCTAGTTGATGTAGCTAAGTCAACAGTACCGAATTTAACTAAATCATTTAAATCATATGTTTCACCATCAACGTGTACTTGTCCAACTCCTTCTTTGTAGTAACGAAACCAGTCTTGTTTAAACATTTGAGAACCTTCAGAGATAAATTGAGCCATATATTCTTGAGCAAATACTAAAGAGCCTATTTCGTCTTTAGCTGATAAAACTTCTGATTCTTCAACAAGAGGGTTTGAAGTCGAAGGAAATTGAAAACGTTCCCAGTCTCCACCTTGTTTTGCTCGTTCAAATAGTCTATAAAACCAATTATCCATGCCTTTTGGAGTAGAAATAAAGAGTGCGGAACCTTTTCTCTCAGTAAGAGTAGGTCTAAGCACCTCAGTCCATGTTTCTTCTTTTACGAAAGCGGCCTCATCCATAACTAAAAAGTCAAGACCTTCTCCACGAAGTCTTTGTGGATTGTCTGCTGAACGAACGCCAATGAACCCACCATTTCCAAAATCTACTTGCATGTCCCCAACTTTGATGTTTACGCCCATTTCTTTTGGGAATGATGCTGCTGCTGCTTGAATATCTCTCCAACCAACTCTTGAAATTGCGAACGTAGGTGCTACCCACCACGCTCTACCACCTTGGAGAGCTACTTCCATGCACATTTGCACGCCTAATCTAGATTTACCGAACCTTCTCCCAGCGCAAAGAATTTTCCACCTAGCGGGGCTCTCATGTACTTCTTTTTGGGCATCATGCAAAGGAGGAAATTTTATATCAAATACCTTTTTCTTCGCCTCACCCAGTGGTTCTAATATATCTTTTGGCATCTATATTAGTTTAACAACAAAAAGAAGAGGATTATTCCTCTTCTTGTTGTTTTAATACAGAACCAATATCAATGAGCAAAGCTTTTTCGGAGTCTGAAAATTCACCTTTTACGGCTTTGTCCCATAATTCGCCAGAAAGCGACTTTTTACTACGATATAATGCTTTAGCTTTTAGAAATCTACGTCTAAGTAATTTTCTATACTTTCCTACAAAAAAACCTTTATACACATTGGAAAGAAAAAATAAGTTACGAAATACAGTTTTCCATAGTATTGGAGAAGATGAATCGTTTATGTCTTCACGGCACCAGTTTATTCTATTTTTAACATTTCTCACAAAATTTAGACGTGCGAATTTAAACCCGTCGAATACGAAGTGCATTAAAAACATATTAAGATGCGATAACCATGTGTACTGGTCCCAACCAATGTGTCCATACCAAAATCCCTTTTCGGAACCATTATGAGCATGACCATGATATTTAGTCAAAGCTTTTTCGTTATTGAGCCAATACGCAAACTGATGTGAGTGCTTGTGACATAAGCGAAAGAATAATTCTTCACCATCATAATTGTCTACAAAGTCACCATAACCACCGTTGTACATAATATCTAATGCACCTTGATTGTTCGATTCCAGTGGTAAACCACATTTCGCACATTCTGTATATAGCTCTTTATTTTTTTCTAACATTTTTTACTTTCTATTGATTCATTCCTTATAGAAACAGCCCAGCATGTCTGCTGGGCCGAATCTAATCTCAAACAATTAAACGCACTTCGGTGGCTTACAAGGGTCGAGACCTAAGTCTTTTTTATCAATTGCTCCCTATGCAACGCTACAATTTTAAACGGCCACCCCCCTAACATTTTTTTTAGACAAACGACTTATCGACAACGCAAAGTCAGTACAATACTTACTTTCCACCCCGATGACACATCGAAAGGTATCTTATGCTGTTTTGTCGATAGCCAGCGATTTTGCCCTTATTTTAGGATTTTTAATTAGTACTTGCTTGACCTTTTCGGGCTACCCACCCTAAGTATTCAAGCTTTCCGTTTTATGGCTTACACTTTAAGACCGTCGATTAGCTTTATTTAATTGTTTTTGTTCTTATATATATAATCCTATGGAAAATGTAACTGCGTGTCAAGCTTATTTCAAAAAAAAATACAGCTCTGCCATAAGACAAAGCTGTTGATGGGAGGGCAGTCAGCTCGAAGTGTTTCCACTTCACGGGAAGCCGACATACCCATTATAACATTCTTAAAAGTCCAATTTAAAGAACGTCAGTTCCAATACTCTTAGTCCTAGAAAGTTCACTTATAGCCATGCATTGCTCAATGAATGTTGAATCTTCATTTAGTCCATAGCTTTTAAGTACTTCTTTAATATTCCCGTCTGGGAATAACTCACCATACTGATAGGTTTCAAACTTCCTGTCTTTACCAGTTTTGTTTGTACCTTCAATGATAATGGAATCATCATTTCCCATGTAACTTGCAACCATAACAAACCATTCACCTTTAGTTTTTGGTTCGGGCTTCTGTTTTTTCTGAAAATCATTTGGGTATGATGTAGTAGATTTGTCACACTCCATAACACAGAGCAATCTAAAATCATGTGTACCGTATTTATTCAGTTGCCAGTAAGGGTCTCCGAATACGCATTGACCTACTGTTTTATCATTACAAGGAGAATCAACTTTTCCAACGTCGTCCATTCTTATTCTTTTCTGACCATTTTGCATCAACTTGTTAAACAGATGAGAAAGATTAGGACCACCGTAATCTCTTGGTGTCTTTCTTACTTCATTAAAAGCATAATCAATATCTTGTCTAGTAAAGACAGAAAAGTTTTTATACCAAGTCTTCCATAGCTCTTCACTCATAGTCTCTTCTGTTTTAGGATATTCAGTTAGCCACTGAGTCCTAAAGTCAACCATCCACCATTCACGACTAATACCTACATCGTCAACATTTTTGGGTATAGAAGTTGCTCTGTCATCTAAGGCATCTTTCTTTTGTTGTTCAAAAGGCATTAGATTGTTTTCTTGTACTCTATCTATCTTGTCCATTGTAAAGTCACTTTCTCCAATTCTTTATTTGTAATCTTACCAGTCATAATATCTTCGTCCATAGTCCAAGTTCTAGATAATCTAAAGACGCCAATTAGACTAGGTAGGTTTCTAGTTTTGTGTTCTTTTATTTGCATCGTTCTCCAATCTATCTTGTATTAAGTCTTTGATAAAACTATCCATTTGTTTTGATAGTCTATCAAGTTCATTGCGAAGGTCATAGACCTTTTTTAAATCAATCATTACTCCTCTTCCATTTGTTTTTTCAAGTTTTCCATCTCTTGTGCAAATTCGGCATCAGAGTAATTTAAAAAATTATTTAAATCATCATTTTCTTTTGCCTCTCTAACTTGTTCAACAAAATCATTCCAATAGTTATCAGTTTCATCCATAGGATGTCCTATTCTTACCCAGTATCTGAATAAACTATAATTTTTATCTGATTGAGATGAATACATAAATTTATAAAACTCACTTAAGTCTTTAAAGTAATCAGACTCTGACAAGGATTGTATAAAACCTTGCATAAGATTACTTATGTATAAATCTTTTCTATTAGGCTTAGGAAGAGCGCTTAACTTAGGTAAGTTTTTGCCATCCCATTCTTGAATCTGAGTTACAAATTCAATAAGAACTCCCCATTGAGTTGGATGCCAAGGACCACTTATGTTCTCTAAAAAATATAAAAGAGCTTTAGTGTTCTCTTGGGTCCAATTAAGATTTTCTTCTTGTTCCATCATTCATCTCCTTCGCCCATTTAGGTGCGCTATTTAAATCTGCATCTATAACCTGTAGCTTAGGTTTTGTTTCCCATTCTTTGTAAGTGAAAGTATCCCTAGCTAATTGTTGGTCCATACCTTTTTTAGTTGCTACAGCATCAAGCCCTCTTAGTTTTGGTACAAAGTTATGTCCAACTAGAGCAAGAAGATTATCTACATCTTCGTCGTCTAGTTTTTTATCAGTAACCCACTCAAGAAGTCTTCTTACATCAACAGATAAGGTTTTGTAACTTTTACTGTAGTTATAAACTTTATTACCGAGCTTTAAAGCACCACTCTCTTCAACATTGTTTGCAATTTTTACATCTACAAATTTGTTTATGTTGCTAGAACTATCTTTAGCTTCAATAGAGATTCCCCTTGCAATTACTAATTCGTTAGGCTCGTCTAAAGATTGTAACTCTGTATTACTTAAGTCTTCATCTCCTGCTTTAGCTATTTCCCAAATTAAATCTCTCATGATTCATCCTTTAATTTTAAAAGCTCCAAAGACAAAGCCGTTACTAAAGTATCCATTTGAGTTTCACTGAGACCATGGTCTCTAATCAATCTCAAACATTCTTTTACTATATGATTTATAACACCACTCATTCTTCTTCTCCCATTCTTGATATAAAAGAAAATTTTGCATTAAATTTAGGATGCAATATTTTTAAATCTTTTTCTACCGTACTTTTCGCTTGGTCATAACTTGTTGCAAGAACAGTCACATATCCGTCAAAACCAACTTGATACTTATTTACTTTCATTATCTTCTCCTAATACATAAACAGCTAATAAATCTAAGCTACCAAAAACAGCAGTTAGACCTGCTGTTAAGTAAGCTTCTTCATAAAGAGCTGTGCCTAATTCAATAAAATGTGCTCCTGCTCCTAAAGCAAGACTATATCTTATATACTTTCTTATTTTTTTTCTCATTATTTTAATAACCCCCAAAAAGTTTTATAACAATTAAAAGAAGAATCAAATAATAATATTTTTTATTCATAAATATAACAACTCCCCTGTTTTTTTATCTTTTGGAAACTTAGGATTTATGGTCCAACGGTAAGGTTGAGACACATGTTTTCCAACTCCATAAGGCCTATCGTACTTGTAGTGAAAGAAATAGAATATATTATGCTTTAACTTCCAAGCTCTCCAGACTTTATTAGAGTAAATAATTGATTGACCTCTAACTCCAATATTTAACAACTTTCCAGTTCTAAACATAAGTTCTTGTACCCATTGAAATCTAAAATGGTAAGCAGCTTTATCTTCTTCAAATAAAACACCATAAGGAAAAGTTCCCTGCATTGTGTTCTTATCAAATTTAGATAGGTGCCAACCACCATCTAATAACGAAGCTATTAAAAACCATAAAGACTTCATTAAAATTCTGAGCCTGGTATTAATACTTGCTTCTTACTTAAGCCTCTGTATTGTCTTTTCTTTTTAGATTTAGCGGCTCTGCGCTCTGCTCTGTTTGGCATTTTGACCTCCAATGTCATATACTTTTAGATTAATTAATATCTATAGTAAGGTAAAACTACTTGTGTGTCAAGTTTCATAAGAAAAAGAAATATTTGCTCTAAATTTGTTTTCTGTCATACCTTTACCATATAATGAAATTGTTGCTAATGGTGGAGATGCAGCTTAACAAACTACACAACCTTGTAGTTATAACATTAGGAGCAGAGATGCCAAAAAAATA